CATCTCCATAGTTTGAGCTGCACCTGGTAAAGCTGCTGGCATGCCAGTAGCGTAACCGATAGCACCAGGAGCGAACATAGCTCCTTGATATGCTGAGGTATCATCCAAAACATAAGAAGAGGTATAGAGTTCAACACCCAAGAATGAACCTTTATAATGAGATCCCTTCGCTGAGATTGCATCGTAAGAAGCTGGAATAAACTGGATAATCCCGTTCGTTTCGTTACGGATTGAATCTTGAAGCTCTGCGAACTGCGCTGGATGCAATACGCATACGTAAGGCCCTGGAGCTCCTTTATTTGATCCAGCAGCTTCCAAAGTTTGGATAGCATCTAACAATACTGAAACGCTCATCGCAGCAGCCGCTCCGACTTGAGCAGTGAAACCAGTAAAAACCGCAGCAGTTAATTTAGCGAACAAAGCATCGTAAGATTTAGCGATATGCTCTGCAATACGGAACGGATCGATATCACCAGCTCCCATACCAGTCATAGAAGCCATATCAGTAATAGAGTAAGCTAAAGCATTTCGCTTCACTACGACATCTACATGACCATCGACCAGAGCCTTATCGGATACTGCATTACCTTCGGTTGCTCCTGTGAAGCTCGTAAAATCTGCTTCACCATCGAGAAACGCTTTACGTACTCGAACGGTATCAGAACCGAGACCATTAATAGAACCTACGAAATCCATAAATGGAGTATTACGAAGGTTTACGCTATCCTTTAGGAGTAAGCGAATTTCTTGAGAGATCATTTGGGCTAGTCGAAGATCACCGACTAAGCCATTATTTGTTATTGTTGACATAGTAACACCATGAAAAGAAAGAATATTGGATTAGTTACGGGTTTTCTGCTATTACGGGAGCGACCCTACCCTTATCAAAGTATAAACGAATCTGCGAGCATCCGCAAGACAAAAAAAACCCCCGAGAGGATCGGGGGAAAAGGAAGCGAGGTACGAACTCCCTTTATTATGGGAAACTTGAGGGATTAGATAGATACTACGATCTCAGCACCAGTAACATTGATTACAGATTTGACCTTTACGTTATTACTATCTACGAGCTGAACATCCAATTGGATTAGATTACCGCTTGAGTCATAAGCAGATACATGAACGATTTTCTTACCCAATCCATGATTCAAAGTAGCGAAGGTATTAGCAGTCAAGTTCTGAGGAGCGAACTCTTTACGAAAATCATTAATATCTACTAGGATCTCCCCTTTAGTATTATCGTACTGAGCCAAGTTATCCGAGCTAGCATCTGCGGAGATAGCTTGCTGAGCTCTTGCATTTGTGAAATACAGATTCGTTCCTTCGCTTACATCCGAGGTAGATGCACTCAATGAGAACTCACCAGCTCCATCCCAAGATAAACCAGTACCAGCAGCGAACTCAGCAAAGATATCGCTCAAAGCTACTGAGAGATCATTATTTACATCTTTCGTTAGAAGTTGAACATCTGGAGCGGATAGAGTCTGGATACCGAGAGCGGCTTTCGCTCTTGCATTCGTGAAATACAAGTTCGAACCTTCCGCAATATCACCAGTATCAGCAGTTAACTGAATTACACCAGAAGAATAACTCAAACCAGCACCAGTAACCGAGATCGCTCCTTGAGCTCTTGCATCTGTGAACCATAGATTAGTGGCTCCAGCTTGCTCTACTACGTGATCGGTATCAACGGCTAATGAAATCGCTCCCGTTAAGCTATTGTAAGAGATACCGTTACCAGATACGCTAATCGCTCCGCGTGCTCTAGAATCTTTATAGTATAGATTATTGCTCCCTTCGGAGATGCCATCGGTATCGACATTCAAAGAGAATGCACCATTCGCGCTATCGTAAGACAAACCAGAACCAGCAGAGAAGAATCCGCGGATCTCAGCTTGATCAGCAGTAAAAACACCAGTAGAAGCATTATAATCGATACCGCTCGATGCGCTTAAAGCAGCTCTTACTTCTGCATTGCTTACGGTTTGACCTTCGATCTCAGTAAAATCAGTAGCATCAGCAGCAGAACCACCATTATGAATCCAAGTTTGAGCGCGACCAGTTACACCAGTCAAGATGATGATATCACCTTCTTGTTTTTCATCTCCTACAGTATAGTTAGATGAAACCCAGTTCGAGATACTTGTAGCGGTAGTATCTACAGCTACATCGGTGATGGTGAGAGGCTTCAATTTTAATTGCTTCTCTCCGTTCACTGTTACGAGCTCAGCATAATTCGCGCTATCTGTAGCAATTCCGACTACTGCGTTCGCTTCCAAGTATGCTCGGGTTACTGCGTGATTATCTGCGGTTGGGGCTTGGTTAAGTTGTACCACGCCTTCAAATACGTTTGTTGGGGCTAAAAAGTCCATTTTGATCTCCATGGAGTGTAATAATCTAGATTAGAGGAATGCTATCCTCGCTCTAAAGATTATCTCAAGATAATCTCTCCTGAGATTGAATTTTGGAAACTTATTCGAACCTCATTCGATGAGGTATGGGAAACCGTAGCGAGAGCGATCTCCCCATTTACAATGACTTGAACCATAGGTTTATACCCGAGATTATGAGTAATCACTACGGAAGCAACGTTCGAAAATGAATGAACTTGAGGCCTCGAGGAACCTGGAGCAAAGTATAGAGCCATCTTTTAAGTCTCCTCGAATATGAGAGTTACATCCGCGGTAGAGCTGCTCTTGGTAGCGATATAGATTCGATTCGTTCGATTCGAACCTCTACCGACCTTAACCTGTTGTTTAGATCCTCCTGCGAGCCAATCTTTATTCGTTCCGAGTACCTGTCCATGAGTTCCCTCATGACTCCAATAGATCTCATGTTGCTCGCATCCGATGGTTACGGTATTCGCGATGGGAGGAAGGATTATTTCTGTAGCGGTTTGGTTTGCGGTGAAAACTCTCACAAATAGAGCGCGAGTTTCACTTCGTAGATCGATACTCATCTCTCATACTCCTTTATACTCTGCGAGAACTGCGATACGCGGCCATAATAGCCTCGCGATTCTGCTCGTAGAACTGTAGATCGGTTAACCCTCGCTCGATGATATTCCCCGATTGTACTGGAGCTGGTTTCGCTGCGGTATTCGTTTTCGGAGGGAGAAGGGGAGCTTCCATCGGAGCTGCTTCCGCTATTACTAGAGCGGCCTCTCTGGATGCTTCGGGAGCTGCTTCGGGAGCTGCTTTCGATTGGAGATGGGGTTTCAGGATTGCAGGAGCGGCCTCGGGATTCTCTTTGATTCCCTTAATCCATTCTCCCATAGGAATTCGCTCTTCCTGTCCTTTCATCGCTCTCTCGTAGCTCCATTCTACCGCTTCTCGAATATCGGGATCGGTGAACCCAAGTTCGGAGAGCATCGATACGCGTGAGAAGCGACTCTCCGCATCCTGGAGAGATGATTCGAGAGTAGAGATCTGCTCTTGGAGCTTGGAGATCTTCTGGAGTTCTCCAGATTGATTATCGATCTGCTCTTGGAGTTGATTCGCGGCTTCTTCCGCTTGGATAGCTCGAGAGCTCAGCTTCGAGATTCGTTCTTTAAAAGCGGCTTCGATCTCGCTCTTGAGAACGTATTCTTCGCCTTCGTGGTTAATGGTTTTCATGGTGTACCTCCATAAGTTGGTTTCTTTCAGTAATATATCGAATAAATGCGCTCTCTGCTAATCTCTTTGAATCCCAAGGCATCTCCCAAGCGATATCGAGTAGAGATTCGATATCGATGAGAGGAAGCCAATGATCGTTCGCATTGATATCCTCGAGGAGTTGCCTCTTCGATTTATAATAGCAGCATCCAGGATGAACTAATCGAATATAGAGCGCGATTCCCCAATCCTCATTCGAGAGCCATTCTACCATAGAATCTCGAATATTTGAGATGGGTTCGTTACACTCTTCGCAGCGAATATCGCATTCAGTAGGCATTATAAGAACTCCGCTCTCTCTCTTCGAATCTGGAGGAGATATTCGCGAGCTTCTCTATCATCCATATCATCATACATCATCATAACCGCTTGAACGGGAGAGATTAATCCAGCCTGCATCTTCTGAACGATATCTTCTCGCTGCGCTCTCATCTCATCTGGAGTTAATGGCATCGAATGGTAACTCACGCGATATCCATCCTCTGGAAGATTCGTTCCGAGGAAGCGATTCGAGAGCATAGCAGTTTTAGCGAGGAGTTCTTCATCTCCCATTCGGAATACTGGAGCGAATTTCTTCTGTGCTTCGCGTTGACCTGCTTTTGAGATTGCAAGGGAGTAACCGCTTCGAGGATCTCCGCTCTGTCTGGAGATATCCGATGGAGATAATCCAGCAGCCAATCCGACTCGCATCTCGTATTTAGAGATCGATTCGAGAAGAGCATGAGGATCCGTAGGAATGGAGAAGGAACCGACTAGGGGTTGACCTTGAGCATCTGGATCTTGAGTGAATACGAGAATCGAACTCGGATCGGTAGCTATCGAAGATCTGCGAGCGATCTCATTCTGATCCATTTGCGAGAGTCCTGCTACAGATAGCCCAGCGACATATTTTTGACTCCAGCAGGCATCTCGAACCAGATGAACCCACATTGAATATAGTACCGCGCTCGTTAGAGAACCGTATACCATCTGAGATGCATTATACGAATCCCATAGGAAACCAGTTTTCTCCGCATGATATAGGACTACTGGGAGGAATGGATTCCCCTTCGAATCTCGGTACGGATAATCCTCTCCGCGATGGGTAGGATGACCCATAAAATATTCTGAAACATCCATCCCGATGGAACCATCCTTCTCGATGATGAACATCCCGAAGATAGGATTCGAAGCTTCTCGAATATCCATGATATCTGCTACCCATACGGGAGCTCCATCCATCTCTCGAAGCCTCGCTTCCTGATAGTATACTGGAATATCGGGTTGATCTGGATGCGCTTCACAGTATAGGAGATCTGGAGTTACGATTCGATATTGAATACCAGGAGCGAGAGTAGGAGCTCCCTCGATATGAGGATTAACATCGATTCGGATTACCGATTCGCGGAGTCCGATTACCATCTGTTGAGCTCTCTGCATGAGCTGCCATAATCCAGCCTTCGTAACCAAGCCTTCTCGAGAGGTTAGATCTGAGATATCTCCATTCAGATTCGTAACCGATGGGATCTCATGATAGAGTACGGATAATTGTCTAGTGATTTGCTCGAAGGGATTCGAGGAGAGATCTGCAGGCCCCCAAGCCTCTCTCCGATCTGCTGGAAGATGCCTCGCGAGCTCATCCTCGAGATCTTGTTCCCAAGCTCCCATGATTAATCGTTTTCTCAAAGATGAATGCTCCCATCTCTGTTGCTCTTCTGGATTCGGTGCGAATGGTTTTATCGGGATATTGTACATTAGTAGATCCTGAGTTTTCCTGGAAGGTTTGTTCTAGTGGATTCGAGAGTGGGAACTATGGTATATCGAAGTGCATCGACCGCATGCCCGAACTCATCTTTCGAACGCGCGCTCTGGTTTCTTTTCATAGTCCATCGCTGAATAGAGAGAATCGTTCGCTCGCATCGAGGATGGATAAAGAACTGCTTACGAGCCATAATAGAGTGTATCATAGCACTCCCATAATATACACTATATCGAGGCTTCTTGATAGTTCTTATTCGGAATGGGAGATTCCCTTTCGGATACTGTAGAACGCGCTCGAAGGCTCTCTCGAGTAGAGAGTTCGACATTCTCCCCGATCCTCCTGCGGTTCCAAAGTGAATATTATCTCCACTCCATCTACAAGCCGCGGCCTCGATGGAGTTTCTAGCGAGCATCTCAAGGATCGCTCTCGCGTGAGCTTCGGGAGGAGCTCCTCCAGATACGTACTCATCGAGAACATATACCCAAGGGTTCATCGGATCGCTCATTTCTATCGCAGCCAATAAAGCGACCTGCGCGTTCGGTTGAGATCCATGATCTACTCCTACCGCGAAGCAGTAGTTCCCTTGGGGAGCTGGATGCTGAGAGATCATATCTTCCGAGAACTGATCGAATACTCTTCCCTCAGGAATACCGATAACCCAATCTCCATTTAATCTAGCAGCTCTATCGATGGGGAGATAGGTTTGGGAGATGCGATCTATCTGCTCTTGAGAGATGATGGGATTACAGAATTTCGGAGTCGTTTGATCTACGGTTAAGGGAGCGCGATGACATGATACGCGGCCTTCATCTACGAGATTCTTTAGATATGTTACATCCTGACCGACTGGAGTGAGAGTTATCCCTATCGTACCGGTAGATCCTCCAGCTCCCCCACGTAATACGCGAGCCGCGAGTTCTCCCCATACCTCCTGAGATACGGGTTCATCGATTGCAACATAGGAAACAGTAGCAGAGGCCAATCCGAGCCCCTGATTCGCGGTTTTTATCTGAATCATAGATCCGTTATTAAATCGGACTACGGGATGGATCCCTCTGAAGCCTCGACCTGGAACGAATTCGCAGCTCGGATGGAGAGCCTCTTTCGGTGTCATCGCGTAGAGCTTTTCTTGGATCGTGATACTCTGCTGATGGGAGTGAGTAATCAGGAACGCAGTAATCGGAGGAGGATCGGTTTGTAGATATGGATGGTTCCCGAGGCATCGATATAGGAGCTCCGCGGTTTGAGCGTATGTTTTCCCTACTTGGTTCCCTCCGAGTAGGAGCTTAATCTTCGAGGGATCTCGAAGCCATGCTTCTTGAGGAGGAGTAGGACAAAAATAAGAGAGCGGATTCGAGCGCGCGCGATCTTGTAATCTCCTCAGATTTATCGTAGTATTCCGGATGCTCATGAGAGTTTAATCCCCATCGATTCCGCGGCTTCTTTTAGAGTAGATTCGAACGATATCCCCTTCAATATGGATATCTCTTTCACTACGAGAAGGAAGTATTCTGTTTTCGGATTGGATAATCCGCTTCTCCATTTGCATAGGAGAGAGGGATGGGAACCGATACGATCTGCTAACCATGTTAGGCTCTTCTCGTGTTTGAATAGTTCCATCTGAACCCATAATCCGAAATTCATCCCATACCCCATCACAATCGCAAGGATCGCACTCACATATATCACAGTATCGATCTATTTTCGAGTATCCAGTACTTTTACACATTGATCGATCTCCAGCTCCATCGTTTTACACTCACTGAGGATGGAGATCGTATTATTCAGATTCGCGATCTCCTCGCATTCTGCTTGAGATGCTCCATCTCCTTCTCTGGTTTGGAGTCTACAGAACATCTCTCTACAAAGGCCTTCTCCATTCTTCTCGATGAACTCCGCAGAACAGGGAACCGCGATGAGATCTGGAGCGGTTAGATTCTTCTGGAGATCGATCTCCCCTTGATGAATGCTATTTTGAATCGCTACGAGATTATTCATTACCTCGGTTTGATCGCTCGATATCTCTTCCCATTGCTTGGAACGATTATCGAGAGCTATCATCGTTCCAGTAGTGAGAAGAGAGCCTCCCATCGCGGAGATGATTATTATCTGAAATATTGTCATAAGTTATCCACACCTTGTTGATAAGTTATCCACACCCTGTTGATAAGTTATCCACAGAGTTATCCACACCCTGTTGATAAGTTATCCACACTTGAGAATAACTGTTTACATTATTACTTTTTTCCCTGAATGGGTATAACATTGTTCATACTGGAGAAGCTTCCTTCTAATCGTTGTCTCAGGATTGGAGGAAGCGATACGATTGCGCTCGTAATCTCCGCGAGTAACTGCTCATCGGTTAACCCATCCAGCTCATCTCCCATCCCTTCCTCGGCTTCGATCTGTCTGATCTGTTGGACTACGGTTAGGAGCTGCCTCTGGAGAGCTGCGTACGCTTGCCAAGATTGCGAGGATTCTGCTTTCATCATCGAAGCTTTTAGCTCTCGAGCCTGCATCCGGAGAAGCTCCAGCATATTCGATGGGAGTTCTATTTCTTTCGCTTCTCGATCATCTGATCGGATTACTCCCTCTTTCGAATATCCATGCCTTCTCTCCAGGAGCCAAGCCGCGGCCTTCCAATCCTTCTTCGATGCTTGAGAGATCGTTCCCAAATGAACTACCGCTCCTTCAGCTTCAGCCTTTTTTATATTGTCGTAAAATGTTCGATAGCTTCCTGTGGTAGTTTGCTCTCCTTTTTTGATCCATTCGTAGAGAGTAGATCTGGAGATTCCTGCATACTGAGCAGCGATCTCGTAAGTTGTACCAGCTCGAAGAGCTTCGATAATCCGAGTTTTTACTGGAGCGGTGAATTTACTCTTCCGACCTTTACTATTTGCCATCTGTTCCTCTTTTTGTATCCGTAATCGGTTTTCATCCGATTATACATTCATTTTTTTCTGTAAAAATTAACCCATATCAAAAAAATATCGCGGTGCGCAG